CCCAAAAACTTTTAGTTTCTCGCATTTTTGCACATTTTTTAAGCAAAACTAACACTTAGCGGTTAGCGACCGCATTCCAATCCTCAATTGCATAGTCGCGCACCCCATCGGTGCGGTAATGCCTGAAGGTGCCCTTCTGCTCGAGGCCCGTCTTGCGTGAGTGACACGGCCCGCACAGGCTCTGCAACAGGTTAGCCCTGAATGCCTCGGTGCCTATGCTGCGCCAAGGAAACACGTGGTCCACGTGCGCCGCGCTGGCTATGTGGCCCTCCAGCAAGCAGGCTTGGCACAGCGGTTGCCTGCTCATCTGGCTCTTGCGTAGGCTGGCCCATGCCGAGGTTTTGTAGAGCGCGTCATGCCCAGCGTCCCTATGCTTGCTCGCTGGTGCATGGTCAGCACAGAAGCGCGAGTGTGGGACGCTAGGTATCTTGCACCCCATACTATTGCATTGTGACCGAGGCAGGCTAGGCATTACTTCAAGAACCTTAGCTTATACAGCGTGCTATTAATAAGGTTGGCAATATTGTCCACCTCATTTTGTAGCTCACTATCCTGAGGGAAACCATCAGCGCGCCTAAGCGTCTGCACCTCGGCCTCGAGGTATTGTAGGTAAGCAATAGCACCAGCAGGCGGCGCTTCATATTCCGCCGGGTAGTTATCAATAATTGAATACTTACCCTGATATGCCTCAATAAACGCATCCACCAGATCGCCAATCTCAGCGTAATAAGCGCCAAGGGCTTGATGCTCGGAATAAGACCGGCTCTGAAGGTGCAGAATGTGCGCGTTGGTGACGCTGTGCAGCAGGCACGCCATAAGCGTTGGCACCGGTGCTTTGGTGCCGTTGGCCTGCTCAATACTGGCTTTGAATTTCATGTTAGTCCTCGCTTACTTTAAAAAATGAATTTAACCCTGGTTGACCCCATACGCGGCATGACCCTTGACCCTAACCCTATAGGGTTAGGGGTCAGGGAGGGTCAACTTTGCCGCTTTTTTGTGCAACTTTGACCCTGACCCTAAACTTGACCCTAGGGTCATTTAGGGTCAACTTCATACTGTGCTTTTCCTCAGTAGCATAGAACTGGCCTGGACGTCATTGGTGACGATCCAGCCATGCTCGTTTGCCTCAATGATCTCGGCGTTGATGAGCGCTCCGATCAATTTGTCGCCATAGGACGGGTTGACCATGTTCCGCACGGTGCGCTCGGCGTTGCCGTCCTGAAGTAACTTATCCTTTAATGCCGACCGACTTAGATAAGGTGTCCCGTCGCGCTCTTCCGCACCGCAGGCCCACCATGCATTTTCGAACATCTTACGGTGCGTTTCTATTTTGCTATCCTTTTTCGGCTCTACTGGTGCATTTGATTCAATAATAACTGCCGAGGTTACCGGCTGGTTATCTTCGTCATACCAAGCCGGAATGGTGACTGTCTGCAATTGCAAATAAACCGTTGGTGCCAGCTCGGCATCCTTCGATTTTCTTTGCACCAATTGCATTGGCTCGTCCTTTTTACCCGGAACTACGCTAATCTCAATATCTAATGCACCGCGCCAGGCGCTCGAGCCGCGTGCCCGGTGCTGGGCCTCGTCTGACACGCCCGTATGGTGAACCAGAATGACCGAACAATCAAACTCTTGCATGAGGTTGCCGCACGCATCTAGCATCGTCTTGGCGTCCTGAGCGCTGTTCTCGTCGCCTGATAGGAACCGGTGCAGCGTGTCCACGACGATCACGGCGGGCTTTTCTTGCAGAAGCCGCACCTGCTCGACCACCTGCAAATAGCCCGTTGGCGTGTTCAGGTCGCAGCCGTCTTTAGACAGCCACATTGCCAGTTTGCCGGCGTTATTGTGGTGCTTCCAGGCCGCAATGCGTCCGCGTAGGCCGTGGTGGCCCTCGCCGGCTAGGTAGACCACATTGCCCGGTTTGACCTTCTGGCCGCACCAATCGACGGTTCCGCTGGCCATGCGTAGGCACCAATCTAGCACCACAAACGTTTTGCCACCGCCCGATGGGCCGTGGACCATGATGAGCGCCTGGCTCTGTAGCCAGCGCTTGACCAGCCATGAAATAGGCGCAGGCTGGGCCGAGAACTCATCGACCGGCACCAGCCAATCGTGCTTGGACGGCGAGAGCAAGCTGGCCAGGTCGTGCCCTGCTTGGGCGTAATCGTTGGCGTCCCCAAGGATCGGCGGCATGACCATGCGCGCGCCATACTTGGCCGAGGCCTGCTCGGCGTAGCGCTGGCCAACGCCTGATTTGTCATTGTCGGCCACGATCACAATGTCCTGCGTAGGGCCGTGCAACTCGCGCATGGTGCCAGTCACAGGCACTAGGTTGCTGGCGCTATAGGCAATCACCACCGGTCGGTTCGTGGTCTGGTGAATGGTCGCTGCCGTGGCGAATCCTTCGGCGATGTAAATGCGGCCTGGCTCATCCATTGTGCCCAGCATCCAAAACTTACCGCCCGTCTGCCCGCCAGGGTGATACAGCTTATTGCCCTCGTGGTCGATGTATTGGAGGGTACTGAGCGAGCCATCTACATCGTACAGAGGCACCACTAGGCGACCGTCGCCTGTCACCCGTGCGCCGTGAGTTTGAATGCCTTTGCGTTGAAGGTATGGATGCTCGGGCTTTGCGCCCTGTGCCCCGGTCCAGATTGCCTCGACCGTGCTGGCGGCGACTTCACGCTGGCGCACTAGCTCTGCGTCGCGTAGCGCCTGCGCCTCAGAAATGCGCCTGGCGTGCGCCATCTGCTCTATGTCGGTGAGCTGCCGGCCAACGTCTGCCCGCCAAGTCACCTCAATACCGGCCCTCCAGCAGCCAAACCGGCCGGCAGGGATACCGTCGCCAAACACCAGATACCAACCCGGTTTGTCACCGTGACCGGGCGATCCTTTTGTGCCTGAGCGAAACCGGTGAATCTTGCCGTCCAGATGTATTTCGGCTGGTGGCTCAAGGCCAGCCGCACGCATGGCGTCGATCAATTGCGTTTCGGGCGGGTCTACGCGCTTTTCTGGTGGTGGTGCCCAGGGGCCACCTAAGACATTGGATAGGTCAGCCATTGATTGTTGCCTCTCGGTGCTGAAGGTAATCCGAAAGCGCCTTTAGCACCTTGTAGGTCGGGTTGGCGTCCGCGTTGTCGCGCACATCGCGCACCGTGTTGAGGTGCAAGCCGGTTGCCTGCGCGACCAGGCCCGGTCGCCTGTCAACCAGCGCGTGCCTGATTTGCTCTAGCGTCATCATTTTTTGTCCCATCGTTTAAATCGTCCATTTAAGTGTTGACATCCTACGCCGACCTCGCCATCATTGCAACCCTGCGCGATTGGAATTGGCCGAAGGCGCAGCAACAAACGAAAGGATCCAGAGATGGCTATTAGTGTGAAACGAACTGGCGGATTGTCCGCTAGTGGGGTCAAGGTGCTGGTCTACGGCCAGGCAGGCGCAGGCAAAACCAGCCTGATTAAAACGCTTCCCAGCCCGATTGTGCTATCGGCCGAAGGTGGCCTGTTGTCGGTGCAAGATTCCGACCTTCCATACATTGAGGTCGACGGTATGGAAACGCTCAAAGAAGCGTGGCTGTGGCTCACCGAGAGCAAAGAGGCGCAGGCCTATAAATCGGTGGCGCTCGACAGCATCAGCGAGATTGCCGAGGTGGTCCTGAACGCCGAGAAAAAGGCGACAAAAGATCCGAGGCAGGCCTACGGTGCAATGCAAGAGCAGATGGCCGACATTATTCGCGCTTTCCGCGACCTGCCGAACCGCCATGTCTACATGAGCGCAAAGCTAGAGAAATCTCAGGACGAGATGGGCCGCATCCTGTATGCGCCCTCCATGCCCGGTAACAAAACCGGCCAGAGCCTGCCCTACTACTTTGACGAGGTGCTGGCCCTGCGTATTGAGCGCGACAGCGATGGCGGCACGCAACGCGCTTTGATGTGCGATGGCGATGGTTTGTGGCTGGCGAAGGATCGCAGCGGCAAGCTGGCCCCGTGGGAGGCACCGGACCTCGGTGCAATTATTGCGAAGATCGGCAACTGATATGAGCATCGACGCAATGAAGGCCGCGCTGGAGGCGCTGGAAATGTTGGCGAAGTGGGAACACCCGGCATCTAACATCACGACTAAAAGCGGTCGCATTTATCCGCACCATGTCGCAAAAAACTCCGCAGCTACCCTACGCCTTGCCATTGAGCAGGCCGAGAAGCAGGAGCCGGTGGCGCAATGTAGTTATCCACGCTGCCAAACATCGGCAGGATGCGGTGGTGCTTGCTCAAAGACTTTCTACACCGCCCCGCCCCAGCAAGAGAAGCAGGAGCCGGTGGCTTATGTGTCTGGGTACTACGCTGGACGCTGCGTTATTGAGCCGCTGAACCGAGCGATGGTGATGCCTGACGGTATGGCCCTCTACACCACCCCGCCCCAGCGCCAGCCCCACGAGTTGCTGTGCGTCTGCGGCGCGTCATGGAGCATCGACAGCGAGGGCAACGAGGAGCTTCTTTCAACCCCGCCCCAGCGCCAGCCGCTGACGAATGAGACGCTGTGGGAGATGTGGGTCGAGTCGCCTAGCGATGTGCTGCAATTCGCCCGCGCCATCGAGCGCAAGCACGGGATCGGGGGTGGGGAATGACCGACCGCGCCCATTTCATCAAAACTGTCAGCGACCTTGGCTCGCTCTCTAGTATGTGGCTAATGGCCAAGCAGGCCGAGGCAACGGCGACTGCCGACCGCCGCAACATTGAGGATCGCATTCGGGAACTTACCGGCGTGCGTGACGATGTGGAAGGCACCGAGAACGTCAGAGCCACCGGCTACAAGGTCAAGATCGTTAGTCGCCTCGACCGCAAGGTTGACGCCGACAAGGTGCAAGAGCTGGCCGCTGAACACGGCCTCACCGCGCATTTATCCAGCCTTTTCCGCTGGAAACCCGAATTGAACATGAGCGCTTGGAAAGCCGCTGATGATTCGATCACCCGCCCTTTGGCGGCAGCAATCACGACCAAACCCGGTCGCCCTTCGTTTTCTATTGAACAGGAGTAACTTAAATGGCTTTGCTAGACCAAACCTTTGACGCCGCAGACCTGCCGGTGTCGTCCCCTATTGGCCCGATCCCCGAGGGTAGCTATACGGCGAACGTAACCCAGGCCGAACTCAAAACGACCAACGATGGAACTGGCCAGTACATCAAACTGCGCCTCGACATTACCGGCCCTAGCCACCAAGGCCGGGTGGTGTTCGCCAACCTCAACATTAAGAACGCCAGCCTCAAGGCCGAGGAAATCGGCAAGCAACAGCTTGGCGAAATCATGCGGGCGATTGGCTTGGCGCGCGTGCGTGACACCGACGAGCTGATCGGTGCTGCGCTGAAAATTCGCGTGGCCATTCGCCCCGCGCGTACCGACGAGCGTACTGGCAAGACCTACGATGCCGCGAACGAGGTCAAAGGCTACAGCGCGATTGGCGGTACGGTGGCACCGGCGGCGAAAGCAGCGGCCACGACGGCCGTTAGCAAAGGCGCAACGCCGCCCTGGATGAAGTAAAAAAAATCCCCGGCCTGTCACCAGGTCGGGGAAATGGTCAACTTAAACAAAGGAGCTGGGCAAATGAAGTTACCCGAGCCAGAGAATAGCATACAGGCGCTGATTGACAAACACCACGAATCGCTCGCCGAGCCGCCAAGGGGCCATATGGGGTGCAGCCAGCTCGGTCACCCTTGCGACCGGTGGCTGTGGCTTTCCTTTCGCTGGGCCGTGCAGCCGTCGTTCCCCGGTCGCGTGTTGCGTTTGTTCCGGCGTGGTCAGAACGAAGAGGCGACCATCGTGTCGGACCTGCGCGCCATCGGCCTCGACCTACGCATGACCGGCCCCAAGCAACAGCGCGTCGATCTTGGCGCTCATGTGTCCGGGAGCATTGACGCGATCATTGAGTCTGGCGTGCCAGAGGCACCCAAGAAGCGCCATGTCGCCGAGTTCAAAACTCATAGCAAAAAGAGCTTCGACGATCTTGAAAAGCAGGGCGTAGAGAAATCAAAGCCCGAGCATTTCGTACAGATGCAGCTTTATATGCATGGCACCAAGATCGACCGCGCGCTCTACGTCGCCGTCTGCAAAGACAACGACCAAATTTATACAGAACGCGTCCGATACGATAAGGAAATCGCCGAAAAGTATATTCGTCGCGGTCACTACCTGGCGCTCGCAGACCGGATGCCGCCACCGATCAGCACAGACCCGTCGTGGTATCAATGCAAGTTTTGCGACGCGCACGAGTTCTGCCACAGCACCAAGTTAACGAAACACGTTAACTGCCGCACCTGCGCGCATAGCACCGCGACCTCGGATAGCACCTGGCGTTGTGAGGTTCATGAGGCCGACATACCGATTGAATGGCAGCGACAGGGATGTGGTGGTCATACGCTGCACCCAGACCTCGTGCCGTGGGAGCGTAAAGACGGCCTCGACAATTGGACAGCGGTCTATGTGATCGACGGTAAAGACGTTGCCAACGGCGAAGGCGACGCCCATGTCTACACCAGCCGCGAGATACTGGCGAACCCGTCCGCGTGCGCTAACCCTAGCGAGCAGTTGACCAAGCTGCGCCAGCAGTTTGATGGAAGGATTGTGGGGTGAAAAAATTTATGCGAAATCTTCAGCCTGGACAGCAATTCATTTTGCTGCGTACTGGCGAAAAGTATAGATTCGTGCGGCGCGATTACAGCACGCCAAAAGGGACACGATATGTTGTTTTAAAAGATGGCGAGCAGGCCGAATCCAGTTTGCATCATGCTTGTCGTGTGTGGGTGCAAGATGCTCCGTGAATATCAACAACGCGCCATCGACCAGCTCTACGCCTGGTTCGACGCTGGCAACAAAGGCAACCCTTGCCTTGTGCTACCGACTGGTTCTGGCAAGAGCCACATCGTTGCGGCGCTATGCAAAGACGCTATCCAGACCTGGCCCGAGACGCGCATTCTCATGCTCACCCATGTCAAAGAGTTGATTGAGCAGAACGCCGAGAAAATGCGATTGCATTGGCCTGGCGCACCAATGGGCATCTATTCCGCGAGCATTGGCAAACGCCAGCTCGGCGAACCGATCACCTTTGCCGGCATTCAATCGGTGCGTAACAAGGCCGATCTGCTTGGCCACATTGATCTGGTGATTGTTGACGAGTGCCACCTCGTCAATCACAAAGACGAAGGCGGCTATCGCAAGCTGCTCGGCGACCTCACGCTCATAAACCCGGCGTTGCGCGTTGTGGGTCTTACCGGAACTCCCTACAGATTAGGTCACGGCCTCATCACCGACAAGCCGGCGCTTTTTGACGCGCTCATTGAGCCGGTGGGCATCGAAGAGCTGGTGTTTAAAGGCTACCTATCGACCCTGCGCTCCAAGGTCACCAAGGCCCGCTTGGATGTATCTGGTGTGCATAAGCGCGGCGGCGAGTTTATCGAGAGCGAGCTGCAGGCGGCGGTCGATACCGACGACAACAACCTCGCCGTGGTGCAGGAGGTCATTGGCCTGGCAGGCGACCGCAAAGCATGGCTTTTTTTCTGCGCCGGTGTCAAACACGCCGAGAACGTGGCGGTCGTGCTGGATTTGATCCACGGCATCCCGGCCGCGTGCGTGACCGGCGACACGCCCAAGGCCGAGCGCGAGCGAATCCTGGCCGACTTCAAGGCCGGCAAACTGCGCGCCCTCACGAACGCCAACGTCTTGACGACAGGCTTTGATTATCCCGACATTGATCTGATCGCCATGCTGCGCCCCACTATGTCGGCCAGCCTCTATGTGCAAATGGCGGGCCGAGGTATGCGCGTGAAGAGCCACACCGATCATTGTCTGGTGCTGGATTTCGCTGGCGTAGTGGCAACGCACGGCCCGATCACCGCCGTGCAGCCGCCGACGAAAGCCGGCGATGGCAACGGCGAAGCGCCGGTGAAAGTTTGCGACAACTGTGACGAGCTGGTGCCCATCAGCGCCCGCGAGTGCCCTGCCTGCGGCCACAAATTCCCCGAGCCAGAACGCAAGAAACTCCAGCTCCACGACGATGACATTATGGGCGTCGAAGGGACCGACATGGCGGTCACCCAATGGACCTGGCGCAAACACATTAGCCGCACCAGCGGCAAAGAGATGATTGCCTGCACCTATTACGGATGCCTGAGCGACCCAACGGTCACCGAGTATTTCCCGGTCTTGCACGACGGCTATGCCGGCCAGATGGCCGTGCAGCGCGTGGCGTCTATCGCGCAGCAAGCTGGCGCACAGCTCACGGGTCGGCAATCGCTAGATGAAACGGTGATCTATCTCAACCAGGCACGACACCCGTCCGATATTGAATACAAGCGTGACGGGAAATTTTTTCGAGTGATTAAAAGGGAATGGGCAAATGGCTAGGGGCCGCGCAATACCGCACTACGGCAAGCTGGGCGTTGTCAATCTGGCCAGCGAGGTCAAAGCAATTTGGTACAGCCGCCACATTGAGCCAGAGCCGTGCGAGCCGATAGACACCTATTGGACGTTGCACACCGACCCAGAGCTGGAGCTGTGGAAAGATTTTGTGCGCCGCTTGGTGGAAATCACGCCATTGACCGAGGCCGAAGAGCAGGCCGTTGCGCTTTGCGTGCTGGACAACTGCACGCTGAAAGAGGCCGGCATTGAGATGGGTCGCACGCAAGAGCGCGTGCGTCAAATTCTGATGAAAGCAATGCGGCGCTTTCGCACGCACCAAAAGGCGCTCACCGGCCAGAATATGTGGGAGATGGATTTTCGAGACATGACATACAACTGGTGGAAGCATGAAAACAGAACATGAAGAGCAGCGCGAGCTGGTGAAATGGTTTCGCCAGACCTATCCCGGCGTGCGTATCTTTGCGATACCCAATGGAGGCCTTAGATCGCCCTCTGTGGCCGCGCGGCTCAAAGCCGAAGGGGTAAGTAGCGGCGTGCCTGATTTGTGCGTCCCAGCCTGGCGGTTGTGGATTGAAATGAAACGCGCCAAAGGCGGCGTTGTCAGCCCCGAACAGAAGGATTGGATCGAATATTTAGCGTCGCACGAATACTGGTGTATAGTGGGAAAAGGTGCGGAGGATGCCAAGACAAAAATCCTCGAATTTAAAGAGCTGCCATGACCAAAGATCGTTATTTGACCATTCGCCTGCCTGCCGACATTGAGCAGGCCCTGCGTAAACACGCCGAGCAGAATACCCGCACGCTGGTCGCGCAGGTGCTGCACTACTTGAAGCAGGGCATGGCAAAAGAAAAAGCGAAAAATTAGGGTTTGTCCCTACTTGCGTTTGTGGGAAATTGTGGGAAGATACATCCATCAACAACGCAACAGGAGCTGACACCATGACTACCACCACCAACAACACCGACGCAAAAGTCACCGTCTATTTCGCAGTCCTGCAACCCCAGCCCACCCGCAAGATCAACGGCAAATTGATCCGTGGTCACATGGGCGGGTATCTGAATGCCTCAGGTGATGTCTCAATTCGTGGCAATCGGTGCAGTACGAATCGTTCCGAAATCGAAGCCCGTGCAGCCCTTGCTTGCGCCAAGCATCCCACCTGGGTTGTGGACATTCGCTCCACCCTCGCACCGGCTGCAATGTTCAACTAACAACACCCCGCCCGGCGCAAGCCGGGCCAACCAAAACCACACCATGCGCGACACCCTAGCCGCCCTCCTCTGCGCCGCCCTCATCGGCGCACCCTTTGCCTATTACTTCATCTGGGTGATGAAACCATGAGACACACCGAGGCCGAATACGTGACCGCCGGCTACCGCTACGAGGTCGCCAAGCAATCGCTTGCCGAGGCCCAGCGTATCCGCGTCATGCTGGAATCCGAGACGCCCGAAGATCAGACCGAAGCGCGGCGACTTATTGAACAAGGCAGGCAGGAGGCACGCAAATGAGTTTCGCCGTTGGCTTAATTGTTGGCGTTGTCGTTGGCGGTACGATCATGCATTTCGTACACGAATACATTGATTCCATGATTGAAGACGACAACGACAGCCGTTGGCTAGGCCGCACCTGCCCACCGTGCGACGGAAAATGTCAGCAGGGCCGCGATTGTCCTGCTGAGGTCAAGCCGTTATTTACCAACGACATTCATACCTGCCACGACGATTGCCAGAAACCTGCCTGCGTGCAGGCGCGCCGCGCAAGGGGCCAAACATGAGCTGGCCTTTCCCGCCTCAACCTATACCGATCAACCAACCCACTCGCGTGCCGCTGGGCAGCGACGATTACGAGGATGCGCTGCTGTGAACCTTGACTATGCTTACCCGACCATGATGGCGGAAAAGTCCTTGCGCGATCTGCACAACGCCATGCTAGAGAACCGGCACGACGACGCGCTGCTCGCTGGCATGAACGCCATCGTTGAAGTGCGAATTGCAATTGCCGCCATCAAAGATATGAAAGAGCGCGATGCAAAGTGACCGCGAGCTGCTGGCGCTTTGCCTGCGCTACCTCACCGAAAGCCCGCGCCAGGCCTTCGACCGCGCCATGCTGGTTAGCACCATTGAAGAGCGTTTAAAAGGCGACCTCAAGAGCCAGCGTATGCAAGAGTTCTTGCAGCGCTTGCTTGACCCCGACGACCTGGGGCACGCGGTCACCGCAGAAGTGCGCCAAAAAGTTAGCGCCTTGCTCAAATGAAAAAAGCCGCTGCATTTATTGCAATCGCGCTGGCAACGATGGCGTTTGTTTTTGTCAGCGGCCGTCTGTTTCAGACCGGCCTTGTCGCCGTCGGGCGATGTTTTTAGGAAACAGTCATGCGACCGAATATCCTAGACCCAAAATTTAAGTACACGCCCGCCGCGTACACCAATATCCAAGACAAATGGCGCGAACACGGATGGAAACCCAAAAATGAAATGCCCGTTTTGCAACGCGTGGACAACGGTCATATCAACCAGGCAGACCGACGAGTTCGTCCGAAGGTCACGCGCCTGCGGTAACGAGCATCGGTTCACGACCGAAGAGCGTGCGGTTCCAGATTCTAGGCAGCGTCTGACAGGAACAGCGCCCTCTCGGCCTCGCGCCGCTTTACTAAACCAGGCAAAACTCGACCGCCGCCCTTGGTCCAATCCATAAGCGCCTCAGCCGCAGCCTCCCATTCGCCTCTATTTGCCTTGATGCGAATTTGGCTGCGCTGGAGGTTGCCTAAACCGGCGTTGAATGCAAAACTGACAAGAGCGTCAAAAGCGCCTTGACGCCCAGATACGCCGGGCACAAGACGAAGAACACCCCGTTCAAAACTGCCGACGTCACTTGCGAATAGCGAATTGATTTCGTCTTTTGACCAGACACGGTTGTCTCCTTCAGCAAGCGGGTAATCTTTGCGGCAGGTCTGTCCCACCATCGGCAGGCGAATTTGCGCCTGGTACAGCACGTGGCCGTAGCCAATGGTCCAGATGTGCGCCGGACACAGATAGGGCCGGTTGCGACAGCCCTCGTACCGGTGCATCAAGTTAGCGCCGGCCTGCGACAGCTTCATTTCTTGAACCCGCGAGAGCCAAACCAGAACCCAATGATGCCGCCCAGCATTGACATTTCGTCGCTGCTGAAAATGAGTTCGCTGTACTTAATCACATCGTCAATGCTCTTGATGAGTTCCGGGTGGTTCCAGAGGTAGAACGCTAGGAATCCATTGATCGCCAGCAGCTCCAGCACGAACAGATAGGTCACGGTCGGCCGCACGGTGCCAATGTAATTGGCAACCCAACGACTCGCCTTTTCCAACACCTTTTTGTCGTGGTCCTGCGCGCCTTGCGTCATCGCCGCTTCAGACTGCATGGCAATCTGGTCGCTGCGAATTTCCTCAACCTTGGCCTGGGCGGCAAAGCCCTGCGCCGCCAGCGCCAACTCGCGCTCAGACTGCGCCCGCGCCAGAGCCAGCTCGTGCGCGTGGTCCTGCTTGGATTGGAAATAGTCCAGCAGTTTCGGCAAGCCGCCGAGCAGAATGCCGCCAAGGGTAGAGATGAGTGACAACATTACTGTTTGCTCCTTGAAAGCATGGTTGCTGCGATTTGCAGAAGAACACGGTACTGGTCTACGTCCGGTGGCTCTTCTTTCCAGCCCACCGTAATCTGGCCCACGAACTTGCCCTGTTCTGGTGGAACGCTGATGCGACACCCGTAGGTGACGCCCCGTTCAATATACCAAAGCCCGATTTCGGATTGGGCGGTTTTGTACGCGCCACAAGGCACCTCCCCCGCCATAAGCGCCACTACATCACGGTTGTTGGCCGCGTTGGCGGTAAACAGGCCAACGTCCAGCCCTTCGTGCGTTTTGTCTCGCCCGTCTTTGGTGTAGGCCCGGTGTAGCACCCGAGTGCCAAAAATGGGATTGACTTTAAAGATGGCGACTACCGCAGCATCGGTATTTTTAAACAGGTGCGCCGCTGCATCTTCCACCCGGTCTTCTGCGATGGCGGGTAGTTTCTTTTGCTCTTTGTAAGCCCCCAGCAGAAACGCTTGGTTCTGCCAGAGGAAGTAACCCGCGAACGCAAAGACCGCCATTAGGATGATGGCGAACAACTTAAACGGCGAATCCACATAGCCGAGAACCTTGTCGACAATGGTCGTCGTTTTATCTTCGCTCATACGTGCATGATGATGTAGACGAAACCAATCAGGAACGCGACAAACCCAACGGTGATGCACGTGTACAAAATGAACATCGCCATCTCTTGCCGGCTCTTTAGCTTTGCCGCCTTTTCCGCCGCCTCTCGTTTCTTTCGCGCCTTCTGAATCTCCATATGCTTCTGGAGGAAAAGCGTCCAAAGTTCTGGATAGCCGCCGTAGACAAGTTGGTGTTTGAGCTGCTCCATGTCCTCGCGCAGCTTGTTTTGCTGCATGACAATTTCCATTGCCTGCGCTGCGTCTGACTTGCCGGCGTTGGCCTCGTTCGCCGCCTTGTTAACAATGTCAGCAGACTCAAAGAGCGCCGAAAACTCTTTGATGCAGCCGGTAATGTCTTTACCGAGCTTGAGTGCCTTCTGTATACCCGCTACCGCAGCTTGCGCCGTTGCAAATGCGGTGATGGGGTCGATCATGGTCAGCCACCCTTAAAGTGCCCCGCGATCCAAGTGATTGCACCGCCGGCCATGCTGGCAATCGTCATGCCCATCCAAAAACCGCCCTTGCCTTTGTTCGCTAGGGCTACCAGCTCTTCTAGCTGGCGCTCCATCTTATCGACCTTGCGATCCATTGCCTGCACGCGCTCCCAGAGAACGCCGTATTTGATCGGGTCGATTTCGGTTTCCATGTTAGTCGGGCGGTTGCATCAATTTACGGTTGGACAGCAGACGAGCGTCGTCTGGCGCCAATTTTAGGGCTTCGTCTAAATGATGGATAGCCTCGGCTTTCAGGCCAAGATGCCAGGCCGCAATGCTGGCTAGGTCGTGGGGTTTTTCGCCCCAGACGCTAGGGTCGGCTGTGTACACCAGCGCTTTGTCTTTGATCTGGAGCGCCGACTTAGCCGCCGCGTAGGACTCGGCCCACATTCCGTAGCGGTAGGTCAGCATGGACAGCTCAACCCAAGGCTCGCGCGTGCCTGGTGCCTCGGCAACGGCCAGGCGATACCATTTGAGCGCCTCCCAACCCCGGCCCAGCTCGTCGTGCGCCTTGCCCAATAGGCGCATGGCGTAGCAGCGCTCGTTGGCCCAGTTCGCCTCCGGCATCGCCAAATATTTGGACAAAGCGACTATTGCCTCGTCCCACCGGCCATAAAAAGTTAACTCGCGAGCGTGGTAGAACGCATTGCGTGGGCAAAACGGATCCTCTTTAACCGCCAGCTCTAGCAGCGGCATATATTGACCGCGGGATTTGTCCGGGTCCGGGTGATGGCTCACCAACAGCATATCGGTCTGCGCGTAGACCTCGGTGATTCGGCCGTCCGGGCGTGGGTATTCATGGACCGGGTGATGCCAATGGTAGCCGCGCCGGTGATGGATCTTTTCGTAATAGAAGCTGATGCCACAGCCCCAATCGAATTTGTAGCGCAGCCTGGTGGTGTCCTCCTGCCATACGCGCTCAATTTCCTGCCGCCAGCCAGGCTCTAGCACCTCGTCCAAGTCTAGCGAGATACACACATCGTAGTCGCCAGGAATGAGCGCGAGCGCCGTGTCGCGCGCCTTGTCAAAGCGCCACGGTGAAACAAAAATGTTGTGGACCGTAGCGCCACATTCAGCCGCCAGGCTGGCCGTGTTGTCGGTCGACCCGGTGTCGGCAATTAGCACCAGATCGGCCTCGGCGGCAGACTCGCAGAACCGTTTTACAAATGCTTCTTCGTTCTTGCTGATGGCGTAGACCGCGATTTTTAGTGTCATATCTTGTAGTGTTGGTTAGGAGAAAAAGACCATAAAGTTACTGTTGCCGTTGTAGACAAGCGTTGTCTGGCCGTTGATGTAGCTCACGTTTAGGTAATCGCTCAGACCGCCGGCCGTGAATGTTAGGCCGGTGTTGTTGCCAGCGTCGGTGGAGTTGGCTCCCATGTACCAAACCGATGGCTGTTTCAAAATCGCCTGCGTGGTGTTAGTGCTACTAAGCGTGAGCAAATTTCCTGATGCGCCATCAAGATTAAAGGTAGTAAATTCATTAGTCATTCCGCCGATAAACAACACCGAGCCAATGGCCGTGTTGGTCATGGCCGCAAACTTGTTGTTGCCGGCAATTGTCAGCGCCCCCGTGCCGCCTTGGTTCAACGTGGGATATGTCTGAATGTCGCCACCAATAAACGATTTACTTGACGCGCTTGTCAGACTAATAGTTCCCGTTCCTGTAACGGTGAAATTTGTAGATATTGAGGCATTCCAAGCATTTCCAGTTCCGGCAATAGTCCATACACCAGAGCCAATATTAAGTTGCTTTACTGCGGCGCCGCTAACAAAAGCGCCAGCCCCGGCTCCCGAAAGAGTTACATTATAAATTGCCGCATCAAATGTGCCTCGCGTAAGGGTAAATGCGGAAACAATAGACCTGCTGATTATTAATGCATCTTGCAAAGCAACCGATCCACCAGGACTATTAATAATAATGGATTGTGTAAATGTCTTTCCTTCGCTTCTAATTGTCTGACTTCCGCGCCCAGCAAATGTAATCGTTTGCGTCCCTGTTAACGTCGTACCCGTCCCATTGATCCAGTTACCATAAATTGTCGGTGTTGTCGCGCCCGTCGTCAGCGTCATTGTGTTGGCCGTGCGAGCCGACATATCAATGGTGCCAATGTTATAGTTGGCGTTGATGGTTGAAAGTACTCCACTAGAAGGATATGGAGTAGGCGAAGATGGGAAAACGGCAGTATCTTGAGCCAATGGAAAAGCTGTTAAATCTAAAGCCCCTCCATTGGTCAATGACCAAGCAGTACTACCAGTTATCCCCCAGTTTGTAGAACCTGAGGACCGGTAATAAACCGTCTTACCCGCAGGGAATGTGATGCCGCTGTTGCCTTTGCAATCTCCAAACCGAGTGCCCGTTAGTGGCGCAGCAGAACCCGTAATAGCAATGTCTCGGAAATCGTAATCGGCAGCACCGGCCGTCAGCGTGGTAACGGCTAAAGTGCGCGTTGTTTCAATGGTGTTAGATGCAAGAAATGTGCGATATGCAGAATAAAGGCCAGCATTTAGCGTAAGAGTACCGATTGTTTGGTTGGCATTAAATGTGGCAATTGAAATGCCAGCTTGAGTGCGGCCAACAAAAGATAATATATTAAAAGTGTTTGCGCCAGTAATTGTTATGCTAACTGCGCCAGTAGAGTTTGTAAACGCAACATTCCAAAATGTCAAACCACCAGATGCAATTCCGGTGTTTATTCCAGTCAAATTTATTTGACTAGTTCCGGCGTTAAAAGTCAGGTTTGTAGTTGTTGCAAAGTTAAATGCTACATTACTTGGGAATGAAATGTTAACTGTTGAACCATTGAGATTAATTGTGCGGGCTGTAATGTTATTACTGGAAAATTGATAGGTGCTAACCGTGTAATTGCCGGAGGAGGAAGTGTCAAAAGTTCCAGACGCAACACCTAATATGGTCGTAGAGCCAAGTGTTAACGCGCTTCCAAGCGTGAACGTCGCTGTACTTGGTCCACCGGTTGGGCCAGTTTGAAAGTTGGTGGCATTAATTGTCACCCCGTTTGTGGTGATTGTGTGTGCGCCAGATGTTGCCTGAAAAGTAATTGCGCCGGTGCTGTTCCATACCGTCCCCGCCAGCAAGGACATGGAGCCGTAAATTCCCAGCGTTGGGCCAGTTCCGGTGGCGAATGTCACCGTGCCTGCCGAAACCGTAATGTCTAGGCAGTTCAGCGCGCCCGTCATCGTGACGGTGTAGGTTCCTGCCTGATCGAAAAATACGCTGTCCGCTGAAGTTGGGACAGAAAAGCCGCCCGATCCGCCAGAAGTGTCAGACCAGTTTGTTGTGCTGGTGGTGTTCCACGTTCCCGAGCCGCCGACCCAATATCTATTCGCCATCCACCGGCTCCTGCGGCGTGTTCAGGATAGCCAGCCAGTTATCTAGGCGCTCTTGCTTCAGCGCCTCAATCTGGGCATCGCTCAGGCCGTGATCCTCCGGCAAATGCAAAGCATCGGAAAATTTGCCGTGTTGGGTGTCAAATTGAAAGTCAATTTTAATCATGGTCAGAACCCAAAGTTCTTGGCGATCATGTGCCACTTGGTCGCCGTCGAATCGTAGATAAAACCCATGTAGTCCTCTTTGCCTGAGCCGCTAGAAGTTGTCGGCAGGGCTAGATCAGTAGAGCCAGCAAAGACTGCATTCCAAGAGAATGTTTGCACGTTGGTGGAGGTCAGCCGCAGCATGATTTTTTGGCCGTTGGCCAGCGTGCCGGTCGGTGCGTTGATAGTGAGCGTACCTGCCGCTTGCGTGTTGGCCTGCGTCGCCATGTCGGTCGTGTCGGCATTCATGGTGATGCTGGTGGCGTCTGCCACCGCAACGACGCGAGAGCCGT